CCAGAATTACCGGGTCATCTTCGCCCGCCGCGGCAAACGCAGGCCGGCGTTCGAGGTTTCCCGTTAGCCCAGGGAACCAGTTATCTACCCGCTTACTAGCTGAACGGAAAAAATCTAAATCGAAACGGTCCGCTACAGATGTATCTACTTCACCACGCGTAAACCCGTTTGTGTGATCGAATACTGTCATCCCATCGCCAACGGGTTGTGCGTACGTCGCGTGTAAATACGCATAAGGTTGAACACATACGGCGGCGTTTGCGAAGAATCTACGGCGCGCGCTGTGCGACGCTGTTCCGCGGCTAAATTAGCCATTAACTCTGCCCTGGTTGTTTTTTCCGTCAATGTAATCGCTACGGCCGCAGCGAACGAATAAGAAACCAACTTTGAAAAAAATGCCGGCCAGTGCTGTTCGTCTACATTTTTTACATAGACCAATTTAGCATCGTCGTCGTCGGTATAAAGTTGGTCACCAGCCAATTTAAAGGGGTCGGTACTTATAAGTCCCAACGTGCGCAAATTGGCAAAAGGCAGCTGATAAGCAAACTCATATTCAGTAGAGCGGACATCTAGGGGGTCTAGCACCAGTTTAGGGATAGAAACTTCGCGTAATGCAAAAGACCAAGGGTGCTCGGCCAATAAGGATTCCCGGACGGTTCTATAGATCGAATCCGCGGCAACCGCTTGGGCACTTTGGTCGGCAAGAGAAGCAAGGGGGGGCACCCCCAGCCTAACTAAGCCGTCGTTAACAACTTCTAGGCTAGTCGTGGCCATGGGGCACCCCCTTCATTGACTGAACCCCGGGCGCATGCATAAGCAGAGGCGCATCCGGGGTTTTTATTTTTAACTGCCAGGTACGGCCGCTACGGTAACTACCCCGGCAGCGATAGTTGACACTGCAACAAAACCAGCCCCGTCTACATCGTAGATGAGGTCTCCAACCCGCAGCTCTTCTGCTGCGTCGTTGAAGTAATTGGCGTCCGTCACAGTATCTTCTTCGCTGTTGGTGTAGAACCAAAACGCATTAGTGTCTACGGCCCCGGTGTAAGCCATTTGGCTCAGTTCTTCGCGATTAAAAGCCATTGGTCATATCTCCTTAGCTGTCTTCGAGCTTGATAACACCAGCATCTTCGATGATGGTGGCACCCATGCTCATGTATGAATTAACCAAGAACGAGACTTTCTGCGCAATGTAGTTCACCTCAGTGGTTACATCACGAGAAATACCGTGGCCCACAGACTGCATGTGATAAAAGTAACCCTTTACCCCATCCGGCAGACCCGTGTGCATAATCCAGCGGTAACCCATCCACATGGCCGGCTCGCGTGCATTCATGAGCAACTGGGTGGTAGTAAAGTCTGAACTGGTTGCTTCCGTTAGCTGAAGTAACTCCGCATGCGTTTCTGGGTTGATAACGGCGTAACGCATGCCGTCCAGAGGCACATCACCGGCGTTGTGGATACGAGACAATTCCGCAATCACTTTCAGTGTGAGTGCATTACTCGCACCGCCATCAAGCGCGTCAGGGTCAGTCACGTTGCCCGTAGTTGTCATAGCGTCGATGATGATTTCGTCGGTTTTGCGACCTAGTGCATTACCAGACGCTGTAGCGTACTCCGAAGCCAGCGACCAATTTAACTTGGACTGATCCAGCTCATCGATATACTCAGGCGCGTAATGATCGCTCATGTCCGCAAATGCGCGGGTGTGTTCTAGGTTCATCGGCGTGACATCAGCATGGCGTGCTTTTGACGTCGCAGAACCTTTTCCTAAGATAGGAAAATACACGCGTTCAGCGTTAATTTGGGTACGAGTCCGAATGGTATTGCGCAACAGCGAAGCTTGGCGCTGATACACTTGTTTGACTTCGGCCTCATACTGCTCAATAAAAGATACAGGTACTGTTCCAGACATTTTTTATCCCTCACACATTAAGAAGGTAGGTTAAATTACCGACTGCTTGCGCTGGGTGAGCCTGTACGGGGCCAGCTTAGGCATCCAAAAAAAACACGGGGCCGAAGGTCGGGTAAGCCGGTTTCTTAAAGGCGAGGATATAACCCTGCCCCGTGTTTTGTCAACAACTTAGTCAAACGCCTTTTGGAATTGCTGTTGTACGTAAGTCCGATAATCCTCGTCGCCGTTCCAATAGCGTTCGTCATTCATCAAGCTTCGGACCTCTTCTTTAGTCGGCCGGGACGAAGTACTGTCCCCGGTAACTTTATGGCCCTGTTTACCTTGGTGCATTAGGCTGGCTATTGTTTGAACCCCGCTAGCCGAGCGGGACAACTCTGCGACTACTGTATCTGGTAGGTTTTGATCCGCCCAGGATTTAACCTGCGACAGCTGCTGCGCAAACTCTTCGCTTCCCGGCTCTAAATTCCAAGCCACACTCAGGCGGTCTTTTTCGATTGCCGCCCGGGCGTTTACAATTTCAGGTACGACATGCTCATGAAAATACTGAGTAATTTTTTGTGCTTGGTCGTTAGTCAAATTAGCGTCTTTGAAAACTTCGACCTCAGCTTCGGTCAAGTCTATATTTTTTTCCTCGTCCCCAGTAGTTACTTTTAACTCGTACGCCTCTGGCGGTTCGTTTTTCTCTCGGATCTTAGCGCCCATTTCGTTATAGGCTTTAACTAAATCTTCCGGCGTTTTGAATTTCTCCGGTAACCAATCCGGACGCTCCGCCGTTTCTGTCTCAGTCTCGTCCTCCGGTGGCTTTTCGGGAGTATTAACCAGGTCTTCCGCCGGTTCTTCTTTTGTGGGGGGTTTTGTTTCCACACCATCAAAAACAGTCTCCGGCTGCTGCTCCACGTTTTGAGTTTCGGGGGTTTCGGGGACTCCGTTTTCTGGAGTTTCTGCCTCACCATCTACCATTAGATTTCTCCTGCAAGTTTTAAAATTTGCAACGCTAGTGAACGTTGCCCTTCCTCAAAAGCGACTTCCGCTGGGGTGGCCCCTGCTCGGTAGCTAATTGAATTGGCTTTGCTCCGCAAAAACTTATTAAGCGGTTCTTGTGAGTCCCCCGACAGCGCCTTAGAAGCGGCCGCTGCTAATACACGGTACGCATCTTCGCGGGCAGCCTTTTCTGGACTGCTGGTTTTTTTCGTATCTTCCAAGTTATGCCATCCCATCGGGTGGTGCTCCTTGTTCCATCATTTGCTGCTCCTCGGCGGCTTGGACTTCGCCGGCCTGTTGCATGATTTCCTCGATTTGTGCTTCTGTGCGTATCACCTGCGGCGAGATATGTTTAATTTCTGCAAGTTTTCGCAGTGCTTTATGCACGTCGATAATAAGGCCGGCTTTCGGATCAATCTCACCAAACTGCGTAGCGATTTGCGTGTATTCCATTAAATTCTGTTCGTCTTCGGCCTGCTGTGCCTGCGCAAGTTGGCTTACAAATTCTACGTCTAGGGTTTCCCCGTCTAGTTGTAATTCCGGCGGCACCATTTCCATTTCGGACATAGCAGCATACACAGCGCGAACGATAGGTAGGATCATTTCAAACTGTAGCCTGGCGATCGTTGATCCCATGTCCTGGGCAATAATACGCGTGCGTTGGGACACTTCTGTAGCCGTCATCGGCGTCTGGTCGATAGGGCCAAAATTATCCGCCATAAACGTGCGTTGAATGCTTTGACTCAGTTCCTCGATAGTAAACAACGAAACGTTAAAGTCTCCACTTGCGGGTAATTCTTGGATCGTTGGGTTTTGCCGGTCGTTACTTCCTACCGGCAAAAAGGTCCCAGGTTCAAACGTCAGCGTGTACGGGTTAATCACTCCATCATCAACAACGGTATAAACGCCGGCCACGGCCTTAGCTGCGTTTTTAAGTTGCAGCTCTTTTACCTTGTTAAGTGCGCGAACATCAGATAGCGCACGAAGGCCAGGGCCACGTCCGTACACGCTACCAGGAACTTTGCTCCATCGCGATACAAAAATTCGCTGGTGTACTTTAGTTTCTTCCTCTAAGACTGCGCGCTTACCTACGTGTATTACTGTGTATTTCCACAAACCAGAGGAAGTTAGGTCATTAAACGCGATAATGTTTTGGTCAACCGCGTTTTGCTTTTTCTCTTCGACATCCCGCAGTTCTTTAGGTACGCGGTTGCCGTATTTCATTACCATTTGTTTAATGCTTAATCTAAACTTGCGAGCGATGCTAACAATTTGCCCGCTATCATCTTCGCGGATGGCGAGTTCGCCTAAGGGAATTGATTTAAACCGCAAGCGTCTTTCCTGGAGATCAGGAACCATCATAAGGGCATGCGTCCCGCCCACAATACGATCAAGCACGCTTGGTTGGATTTCTTGGTAAAAGTTGCTGCGAGACAACAAAGAAAACATCAGGTTTTCGATCTGCATTAGAGCTGGACGCACTTGTTCTCTTTGGGCGTCGTCCGCGACAGCCACCCCGGGTACTATGCGCATCCATTTTTGCCATGGTGGTGTTAGGCCAGAAAGCAGCAAGTTGTTTAGCCGCTCCGCGGCGTCGATGGCCGTGGAGTCAAAAACCTCGTCCTGGATCTCAGAGGGAGTTCGTTTTTTCCGGGTGTATATCAACGCGCGCTCTGGAGCAATGAATTTATACGCCGTCTCCCAAAGCGCCTCGTACTCAACGCGTTCGTCGAACATAGCTTGCACTTCGGAAATAATATCTTGCGCGTCCATAATACGCCCCTTATCCTAACGTGCTGCGCGTAGCGGCGGCCTGGCCTGTACCCAAAACGTCAAAAAGCGACGGAGTATCCGCAAGTGCAGTAGCGGCTCGCCGGCTTCTTGTTTGTTCTGCGCTGCGCTCTTCTTCTTGGCGTTGTTGCTGTTCCTGTTGTCGGACTTGCTCTAAGCGCTGGCGCTCTGCTTCTTCCCGGGCGCGGGCTTCGGCAGCGGCCCGTGCTGCGGCTGCCTGTGCTGCTCTAGCTCGAGCATCGGCGGCGGCTCTTGCCTCGGCTGCTCGGCGGTCAGCG